CACAGGCTCTATGGTGGTGAACCTGCTGGACTACCAGGGCCAGGTGGTGGTGCCTGTGGACAAGCCTCTGCGTGTGATGAACGGTGGCACCGGCTTCATGCTCATCAAACGCGAGGTGTTCGAGAAGCTCAGCAAGAAGGTCAAGACCTACCGCAATGACGTGGGTGACCTGGGAGGCACTGTCAAGCCTCAAGACCTGATCTACGAATTCTTCCCAGTCATGATTGAGAAGGAGAGCAACCGTCTTCTGTCAGAAGACTATGCCTTCTGCAAGATCGCTCGTGACAACAAGATAGATGTCTGGGCTGCACCGTGGGTGCAACTCGGTCATTTTGGCAGCTACCTTTTTGAAGGTGGCCTTATTCCCGCACCGTAAGGACGCAACATGAAACTAGACGTAGAACCCAACGAAGCCCAATTCCTGCTGCAAGTATTGGGACAGCTCCCAACCCAGTCAGGAGCCTTCCCGCTGCTGCAGAAGCTCGCACAGCAAGTGCAAGCACAACAGCCTCAGCAGCCTCCTGCCGAGCCTACGGTGCAGTAATCAACGCTTCTGCGATCTCGCAGTGCGTGCAGTCTTCTTGCTGTCGATAAACGCCTGGCGGGTGGGGTAGCCTTCCTGACCAGGCCTCTTCGGGGGAAGACCAGCAGCTCTGCGCTTGTTGATGTTGTAGTACAGGCCACGCTTGGCAGGTGCAGTCATCGGCATTTCCATCTCCTCATGCTGGCTTTCGCACGCTCAGAGTTCTTGCTCTTACGCACAACACCAGCCATACGGGCACAAAAGGATTTCTTCCTCGCAGCGTCTTTCTCGGTGCGTGGGCTAGGAGCAGGAGCCTTGAGGTTGCTGCCTGTCTCACGGTTGTACTTCGCACGACCCTTGGCTGTCAAGCCTGCACCCTGAGATACCGGCAACTTCTCGCCACGGCCTACGCTCAGGCTTGGATTGTCTTTACTCATCACCACGCTCCTAAGACAAGAACAAGGCTATCTCTGCTTCTCTGCGTTTTACCAGACCCGGCAGGACTTTGCCACCTCCACGAGTCCACTGGCGAAAAGCATCTGCTGCGCCTTCCCAGTCTTCTCGGTTTGCCCTAATCCTGATCTGGCTGCGCTGCAGGTTGCCTAGCCCTGCATTGAAGGCAAAACTGACCAGAGCGTCAAAGCTGCCTTGACGGCCAGATACGCCGGGAACAAGTCGAAGAACACCACGTTCAAAGTTCTGGACATCAATGCGGAATAGCTCGTCAATCTCTGTCTTCGTCCAAACACGGCTGTCCTCCGGCTTCAGCGGGAACTCAGAGCGCAGCATCCCGGTATAACCCTCTTTGCGGGACACGGGCAGTCTGATCTGCTCTTGATACAGGACATGGCCGTAGCCAATCGTCCATATGTGGGCAGGGCAAAGGTAGGGTCTACTCCTAAACCCCTCATACTTATGCATGAGGTCTTCGCCTGCCTTGCTCAGCTTCACTTCTTGGCCCACCCACGTGACCCAAACCAGTAGCCAATGATGCCGCCGAGGATTGCCATCTCATCGGTAGAAAAGATCAGGTCGGCATATTGGATGATGTCGTCCATGCTCTGAATAAGCTGTGGATGGTTCCACAGATACCAGGCCATGAAAGCGTTGATGGCTGTGAGTTCCAACACAAAGATGTAAGTCACGGTAGGACGCACAGTGCCCACATAGTTGGCCACCCACCGGCTAGCCTTCTCCAGCACCTTCTGGTCATGAGCTAGAGCAGCTTCTGTCATCCTGGCATCTGTCTCCAGCATCACCTGCTCAGTGCGAATCTCCTCCATCCTTGCCTGTGCGGCAAAGCCTGCAGCAGCCAGCTGCAACTCACGTTCAGTCTGCACCTGCATCATCCGCAGTTCGTGTGCCTGGTCTGCCTTGTTTTGGAAGAAGTCCAGCAATTTTGGCAGGCCGCTGATCAGCAAGCCACCAAGAGTAGAGAGTAGAGAAAGCATTACGGCCTCACAAGAGTGTCTTTGAGCCAATACAACAAAGCCACCAATGCGGTGGCTACGAATGCTATGGCTGCTCCATACTTCACATTGAGCATGAACTCCTGCTGTCGCAGATGATGCTCACGCTCTCGCTTGTCACGCTCCCGCTTGAGACGGATGCGCTCCATGATCATCTCGTTGTAAACGCTCTCACCGTAGTGAGCGACGATCAGAATCTTCAGCTCGTACTCTTGCTTGATCAGCGCCTGCTTGTGCATCGTGATCTGCAAGGCTTCCTGCTCAACACTTCCATCGTGGAGCAATCGCTTGAAGACGGAAGGCTTCTTGTTTGCCCTCTCGTTGGCTAGGCGGTTGAAGTCTCCAAACGCGCCATACCACTTGCCTATCTGACCGGCAACATCTTCAATCTCACGGCCTGCAGCAACTAGCTTTTTGACAACCGTGAAAGCTGAATTAGCAGCAGAGACTGCCGCAAGGATGCCAGTGATCGGTTCCATTCATAACCCGATCAGCTTTTTGACGAACATGGCTGCAACACCTGGGCCGAGAAGCACAGCCGCAATGGTGATGTACAGCAGGTATTCAATGCGCGTCATGCGCTTACTGCCATCCTCCAACCTGTTCTCAATGCCTTGATAGCGTTGAGCGCAGATTGCCTCATGAACCGACAAACGGGTTTCCACGGATTCTTCAGCCATGATTAACGAATTTGTACAGCCGTCATGATGACGGAGGGAATTGCAGGTGAAACTGCAGTAGAGGCTTCGTGCTCAAGAATGATGTTCACGTTGTCCGTGAACCATGCAATCTCAACGTAGTCGCCTGCAGCAACCGACACGATGAAGTTCCAAGCTGCCACTACATAAGGGGCGTTGGAAGGAGCAACGACTTTGGTATCTGAATTGGCAATGTTGCTGCCGTTCAGCTTGAACCAGATGTTGACCGTCTGTCCAGAGCCACCACCACCCTTGTTGTGCAGCTGGGCAGAGAACTGGATGTTGTACGTCCCGGCATTGGCAAAAGTCATCTGACTCTTGGTGCCCTCAACACCAGTAGCCATTGACACCCCAGCTGCATCTGCGGTGTTCTCCGCATACATCAGGTGTGGCGTGGTGCCGTCCGTCTGGTCTAGCGAGCTAAAGAACGATCCGTAATAGCCAGGAAAAGCCCCGCCACCAGTTGTTGTTACGCTGCTAGCAACACGGAATACCATGATTAGCTTCCGTCGCCAGGAGTGATGTACACCACTCCAGAGCCTGATGTAGTAGCTCCAGTGAAGTACACGTTTGCGTTAAACGTAAACACCTCTACGGAGCTGGGCACCAGACTGATGGTCGAGCCATTCACGGAGGCATTGGCTAGTCTAGAGGCCGCATTTGCGGTGTCTCCAAAGCCTAGAAACACCACCACGTTACCCGTGTTGTGAATGCGGTACTGGGTGCCTCCAACCGTTGTGGACAGGGCACGCACAGGCGTGGGAGCAGACACGGCAGCTGTGAAGCTAACCGTGTTCCCCATCGGGGTGAAGGCCATGATGCCCATGATTAGTACACCTTCTTGCCGCCACCAGAAGTGGGCGACTGCTTGCGGTTGAAGTAGTCGTTAGGCTTGCCAGAGAAGTTCCACACGGGCGTGAAACCCTGCGTGCAGCTACCAGGCTTGAAGTCACCAGGTGCATTCATGGGCTTACCACCCATGTAGTTAGTGCTCACACTGCTGACAGTCACCACAGACTTAACCATCGGAATGATTTTCATGGCGAGTCCTTTCCTTAGAGTAAACCAGAAGATACGCGAAAAGCACGAATATCGCTAGAGTGACCACCCGCTCCCACTCCGGCCCCCACATCGTCCAACACCCGAGGGCGAAGGAAGTGAGTAAAGCCAGCAGCGAGAGCAATCGCTCCGACAGAATCTTCAGTGCCAGATTTACAACTTTGAGGGCGTCCATGATTGCTCCTGGTTAGAAAGGGAATAATCATGGTATCACCTCTACTCCTCATCGTCACCACTTGCAAAGCCGCTGCCCCACTCGTCCATGTCAGCCTTCTGCTTGAGGGCTTCCAGTTTCAGAGCACGGTCAACCACCTTCATCTTTTCGGTGATGGAAGCAGTCGGGTCTGACATCACGGC